TTGCTGGTTACGTTATCCAGCGTAGCATTTTGGTAGCTACCGTGTAAGAACACCCAAGGACTACGCCCCTTGATGCGACCGATTGTCTAACAAGAAAAACCCCATAGCGGTTAAGGTCATCAGCATTTACGCTGTTACAAACTCGTCTGCAATATTCCACAGTTCTGTGTTGATACGCACAGCTTCCTTGATGGAAGACACTGGTCGAGCCTTACGCATCACACCTTCGGGATGTGTCTCAGTGATGGAGCGAATCATTGCATTGCCACGAATCACACCTTCCTGAATGCGGTTGAACACAGTCCAAGCATCGTAGCCTTCGTCACCATTGCGGCGTACATTCATCACATCCTTGACTGTCTGTGCCACAGCATAAGCACCACGGGTTTGACCTGTGTAGTCACCCCAACGGGTAGCAACACCAGCAATAGCCATGTCATGTACATCACCAGTGGACAACGACACACCACGCATCTTGTCAATGCGAGCCATCAAGTCAGGCAGTGTAGCCACAGTGTTGCGAAGCATTTCTTCAAAGCCATTCAACGCTTTGCTGTGGTAGATGCGAGACTGAAAGCCATCGCCAGCCACGATGCCATTGGAGCAGATGAAACGGAATGCACCAGCAAACAGCTTCACACTACCGCTACCATCGTGAGAGTTGTACATGATGATCTCGGGACGAATGTCACCAGCTTCAGCGATGTCATTGGTGCGGCTGAATGCCAACATGTGAGCGGCGTGATCAGGGATACCCTTACGGCTACGCTTTTGTGCGGCCTGTGTTGGGGCATAGCCGTAGTCTGCCATGATGGGCAACACATCGCTTGTGTTCAGGGACACATAACGATCTGTCAAACGCTCTGCCTTGGTGACGCTGAAGGCAGCAGGAGCACGATGCCGGATCTGTTCCATTGTCAGAGCGGAGTTGTCGATGTTGCGAGAGAAGATGACGTGATTTGCCATGATGTGTTTCCTAAGTAGGTGGCATGATTGCCGAGTTGGGCCTTCAGTGTAAAGGCTTTCCAGATGGCTTGTCAAATAAACCATCCAGAAAACCCTACAAGTTAGTCGGGCTTTGCTTTCTGCACAAGCGGTATCACCTCAGCCCATGCTTGAATGTGTACAACTTCGTTCTGCATGTTCAGGCAATAGCTGTACATCCCATCGATGTGGTCAAAAAACAACACATCATCATCGACACCTTCCATCCAAGGTAGCTTGATGTAGGAGCGGGGTCTGACTTTGTACAACTCACGGATGGGTAGCTGTTCGTAGTCTTGAATGTCTATTTCGCTGATCATGTTCAATGTCCTTCTTTGTTTCTAGCACACCATCGGTGTAGCCTTTGTTGTATCGAAGATACTCTGTGCATCCAATGGGTGAGAAGATGTTGGCATGGTTGGCTTGACCTCTCATGCCGTGTGCTTTGCCTACACAGTAGGCTATGTCATTCACCACGCACCTTGCATAATGCATCAGCAATCTTGTAGCAATGGCGAGACAGTGCGGCAGGATCTTCGATGGCGGCACCGCTTGCAAGCACACCCTTCATTATCTCAAGGGCGAAGTCATCACGCAGTTCACGGGGTGCCTTCTCTGCATAAGCAGGTCGGCCACGGCTACGGGTTGGTGTTGTTTCGTCAGTCATTTTGTTTTTTCCTTATAAAAAATGTGGTTGTTTATAACAACAAGTTTGTTCAGTGCAGTGCGCCACACTGGTTTAACTGCTGTCGTATGGTAGTGGGTGGCACCACCTGTAAAGTCGTGTAGCTTACCAGCCATAGCCTGTGTAGCTACATCGTATGCATTGTTGAGGTTGCCCCTTAAGGGTTTGTTGCGTCCCTTCTCAGTGTTAGCCCAGCTAAATTGCTTAGGTGCAAACACCACCTCACACACTGTCTTGCCTTTCTGCTTAGCCCTGTTCAGGGTGACCAGTGCCACAGCTTGCATGCCCTTAACACCCTCACCGCCTGCTTCGTGATAGATGTTCTTCAACATGCACCACCAATCAGCGCTGGCTGTAGTTGATGGCACAGGTTGATGTTCACATGATGCTGTAGACAACAGCAACGCACAACAGAACACAGCGATGGGGATGTGTCGGGTCATGTCATACACCCTGTTCTTCTGCCATCAGTGCCGCCCACTTGAGCCACATGTAACGCATGCCTTGCACTTTGTGATTGACTTCAAAGAATTCTTCTGGGTTGTCGCCATACTTTGTAAACAGGCGAAAACTACCTGTGTTGCATCCCATGTTGTTTAGACCTTCAAGGATACGGATAGAAAGCTCACTTGTCTCCTTGCTACACTCACCTGTCAGCTGAAAGACAGCATCACTGACAGCACAACATGAATACTTTTCGTTAGCAGATTCATACCGTGAGTGTGCAACTAAGCAGTTGTCAGCAGCGCAGTGCAACACATCTGCAATAGTGGGTTGTTTCTTTTTCATAGTGGTGCATCCTCATGGTTGTTGGGGTTGAACGGTGGCAGTTTACCGTTGGGTCGGTCAAGCGGATTAGGGAATGGCGGGAACGGCCATACGTTAGAAGCCATAGCTGTATCTTTCATAGCCACGAATACGACTGTCTCGGTTGCTGTGCTTCTCGACAAACTTGACCCGAGTGTCACGCTCTGTAAGAGCCATGCACAGGGTGGTCAGGTCGCAGTCTTCCTCAAGGTAGGCATAGTCGCCACGTTGGTAGCTGTATCGTGTAATCTTGTCGGCAATGCCGAGGTTGACCAACACCTCTCGCTTGACTTTGCCCCAGCCATGACCGGGGTCTGTGTACATTGTGATGGTGAATGTTTTGCTCATGTTAGTTCCTTGATTTGTTGCAACACATCCTGTGCTTCGGAGTATGTCAGGTGTCCTATCACGTCAGTGGTAATAGGTGTGTCATAGGTTATGCGCCAATCCCATGCACCATCGCCAGTGAATTTGATGACAGCAATCTCCCACAAATTGCGATTACCACCATAACTGAAATCGTGCATCACTTTGCTTGCACCATAACCGTTATCGAAACGATGGATTTCCTGTGTTCCATTGTTAATGGAACGCTCTGCAACGATTGTCATAGTTCACCTCCACCCATGTAAGCCACTGTAAAGTCAGCGATTTCATCCTCGGTCAACCACTTGTCGATCTTCTCAAGACACACTGTGGACAGGCCATAGAAGTGTCGCAGATAAGCACAAGCAAAGAAGAATTCTTTGTGTGTCTTGCGGTATGTATCCATAGTCACCACCATGAGTCGTAGAACACAGCCTTGCCATCAGCCAGTGCCTCTCTTGCTTTAGCAATGAAGTCGGCAACGCTTTCGAGATCTTCGGGATACACTGCCTGCTCACCGAAGAAGAACCCGTTAACGGGCACCAGCTTATTGTTGCCTGTGTCCATCTCAAGTCGGTCAAGATCTTTCAGATCAAGACGAACGGTGGCACAATTAAAGCTTGCTTTAGCACCGTATTTTGCACGATAGAGATCTTCCATCCAGCCATGCAAAGCATTGAATTTGCGCCAGTAATAAAGTTCTGTTGTTTTTCTGTCAGCATCAGGTGTGTAGTCTGTGCTAGTGTCACCTGCCCATTCAGCAGGGACGGTGAATGCATACATGTCTAAGCCCATGATAGTTCCTTTCAGGAAAGTTGTTCTTGGATGATGTAAACCGATGCAGCCTGTGCATCTTTGATGGAATCGACAGCCCAGCCTGTGTATGTCTGCCCTTCGTTGTCGAAGAACAACTCATATACCTGTGCTGTCTGGTCAAACTGTGCCCAGATTTCGATGCCGTTTTTCTTGGTGATTAAACGCATGATGTTTCCTATACAGGACGACTCGACAGTGAGTCAGTAACACTACTGTGAAACAATAGTGTTACAAAGCACTGTCAAAACTTCAACGATATGCCGCATAGCTGTAACGCTGACGGCCATATTGCACAGGGGCTTGCGGTGGTGAAGAAAGTATTTTCTTCAACGCTTCCACTGTCTGCCCTGTCTCTCGTGACAGTTGTTCAAGGGTGAGGTTGGGACAGTTGTCATACCTATCGCAGATCTGTTGGTTTGTCATATCAATTCCAGACGTTGATGTGAGAACGTTTGTTCTCGTTTACAGTCAGTGCCACAAGACGACCTGTCTTGATGGGATGCTCACCGTACAAGTGGACGAAGCTGTCATACTTGTATGGGTTGTAGGTGATGGGTGTGCCGATGGTGGTGACACGGTCAATGGTGATCAGGTCAGTGCCTGTCTCGTCCCAATGTCCAACGACACCAGCATGAACGTTCTTGCGTTGTTCTTTCAGAACACGTTGACGACCTGCTTCGGACACCTTGAATGTTCCATCGAACAACAACACATCATTACGATGTGCCACGACACGACCTTTGTTGGCACCCTCAAGTGCTTTAATGCTAAAGCATTTGCGATGCAGATTGAAGTAGACGAATACTTTCATGTTGTTTCCTTTCAGGAATTAATAGTCATCGTACCCATAATGGGGGGTTTGCAGTTGCTGACCGAAGCAATTGAAATATCGGTCACATTCACATACAATGTCGTAGCCACCATCACATGATTGCACTTCGATGATTTGGTGACATGCACATTTCCACTTTCGAGTGTATGTGCCATCTTCGTTTTCAACGATTGTCATATCGGTCATTGTGTTTCCTTTAGGAAGGCTTGATATAAACCCTGTGACCCAGTGCCACAAGGCTTATGAAAGCCACGTCATTATCTGCACCGACCCCAATGCCATGACGTAGTTCCTATGCACATTATCATCCTCATGTGCTATGAGCAGTGTAAGATGTTACGTGCTTACAATCACGCTGGTCTATTTCAGGCATCTGTCACATGCCATACTGACACCACGCTGGTTTTTTAAAGAACAATTTGGACGGCGATGCGTCGATGCTTTCAATTATGCGGACTTTGCAAAAACCCTGTCAAACTGTAGGGTCTTTGCAAAGCCTCCCCCGAAGGGGAAGCATTGTCTCATGCGGCTTGCAACACAAACACAGGCTTAGGTGTATCGACGACAAACCCTGTCATGTCATGCTTTGCTTTGCCTTTGGCATACAGTGCAACAACAACACCCTTCGGGTCAATGTGTCGCACATCGCTGTCATCACCGCTCACAACTGTCATACCCTTGAACGATGCGGGAATCGATGCAACTGTACGGAAAACAACAGCGACTCGCATGCCATTTTCAATGGCTTTGTTGACGAATGGCTGAAAGCCAACAACACCGCTATACGAGAATGTCAGATCATAATTCAAAGGTAAACCTTTGCGGTTGGCATCCTTCGTATAGTCGTAGAACTGAACATCAGGGAAAGCATCGAAGATGCTTGCATAAACAGTACCGTCAACGTCAGTAAAACCTACGGTTTCCCAGCGAATGTCACTTGTACCGTTCAAACGAATCAACAGGGTTTGAGCGGCGTTTTTTGCCTTGACAATTAAAGAACGAATGTTCTTTGCAAGCTGTTGCATGAAAGTGTTTCGCTCTTCAAAAAACCATACGGTTTTGTTGATTCGACCCTGTGCCACCGACGAAAATGCCCCACGTCCTGCAGTGTACAAGCATGCTTCGCCACATTGTGCAATAGCGGCCATGCTACATGTGTTCCACTTCGTGGACTTGAATGGTGCAAGATACAGGATGCCTGTCATGAAACCTAAGGTTTCACCCTTCACGGTTTTGGCATCGCTTGACACAGACAACAGATTTTTTGACTTGAACATGATGTTTACCTTCGGTAAGTGACACAGCGAAATTGCTGCATGGCCTCAATTATATCGACTTCGGATTATCCCTGTCAACTGTAGGGGATTAAACCGACTTCGATGCAACGAAGTTGCCACGTTGTGTGATGGTTGCATTGTCATAGCATGCCACCCATGTCAAAGCTTCGCTTCGGGTGAAAGTGTAATGCTTTTTGGTAAACCCTTCACCGTTGACACAAAAGCCAAAGGCTTTTTTGAGCAACAAGGCAATTTCGTCTTGCATCATGTACAAAGCAATAGCGGCTGACGTGAGGGAAATGATCAGAAACATGTTGTTTACCTTCGGTAAGTATCGCAGCAAAATCGCTGCTGGCCTCAATTATATCGACCTTGGAAAACCCCTGTCAACTGTGGGGTCTTTCCAAAGCTCCGCTTCAATATGTGAAGCCTACATATACAAGCTTGCTTGCCTTGATGTACACGACCCGATTGATGTCTTCGACATCGACCAACTCAAACGACTTTGTCGTTCTGTCGTATGCACCTTTGATATAAACAGCTTTGCTGTCCGCTTTCCGTTTGACGAAGTCACCGGGCTTGACGTTTTTGAGAGCCACTGGTTTTGCTTCGCCGTCTTCGACAGCATCCAAGTATGCACAGGCCGCTTCAATGCTGGTGAATTCCTTCACGATGGATGTTTTGTCCTTGATGATGGCCCAGCCGATATTGCCTTCGGCATTTGTGATTTCGTTGATTGTGAACATGTTGTTTACCTTCGGTAATGTTGTGAAGTTGCCATCCCCCTAAAGGGGGACAGCACAGTTTGTCAGGCCATCAGTTGGCGATACAGTTCATACAATTCATTGTATGTTGCAACCTTTCCTGTTGCTACAGCAACCAACATAGACATGTTGTCTACATTGCCACACTGCAGCTTTGCTGCTTCAAGCAATTTTGCGTTTTGAAGAGCGACGATAATTTGATCGATTTGCATTGTTTACCTTTGGTAAGTTGCGACAGCACCGTTGCTGTCTGGCCTCAATTATATCGACCTTCAAAAAGCCTTGTCAACTGTAGGGTCTTTGCCGCTAAACAATGACGTAGTCATTGAATACTTGACTGCGTTGTAGGGGTATTGTTGGTTGTGGTGTTGGACAGGTCAACGTAGTTGGTGTTGGTATACCGACCTTCGTTACTGACCCGTTAGTCATTAAAATCACTGTTTTCTGACCCGTTCAACAAGTTGACCACCGATTCTTGATCAGTTTCTTATGTCTTCTAAGTCATTGATTTCATTGAAGATCTACATATACGGGTTAAATCGCGTGAGTATATGCTGTACATCCTGCGCTGCGATGCATACCTTTGTATGCGGCTGCGCGGCTGACGCAGGGCTGGGCGGGGGCGTGGGCCAGTAGGGGGTAGGGCGCTAGTTGTATACCCTGAAGCCCACAGAAGGGTAAAATAGAGCTGTTAACCACAACACAATTTGCACCACCTACCCAGCTCAATCGTGCCCACACAGGGGCTATACAGCCTCTACAAAGCGTTAACATCTCCGGCTAAGGGCTACACAGCTCCACCACCCTACCACCCCCTACAGGACCATTAAAGCGTTCCAGACAAAGCAGCCTATACCGCTGCAGAAAATCGACTGTGAAAATCTCACACCACAACCTACTCAACCAAGTAATGAAACCAATAGCATTACCTTTGTTGCTTCATAACAACACCATGCAAAAATATCGCTTGACAAGATTTTTGAAGAGTGTAAAACTTGGGGGCATAGGGGCAGGGGGCTATATAGACTGTATCGTGATGTAGTAACACATAGTGATACAAGACATATAGTTTTGTACATACATACTTTCTTATAGTCTGTATCAAACAATACACACAGACTATACAGATCTATAAAGCCCCATCAGCACAAAATCGACTGTGAAGAAATCAACTATTTGTTTTCTTTCGTTTGTTTCTTTTGTTGTTCTTTAGCGATATACTACGGTACAGCCAGTCAGCAGTCGTTACAGTAGACAGCCTGTACTGTTCTATATAGAGCATAAGCAATGAAACAAAGTAAAACTTCAGTGATAGATTTTTTGTTAAACCAAAAGAGTCTGTTGCTCACTAGAGATCAAGTAGAGACTAAAGGTCTTCTGAACAGTCCACCGTACAGCTATGCTGCAAAGATCTATATAGCTTTGCACAGAGGAAGTTTGGACAACGTCTATGTTCCTCATTCAGATGTGTTTTATGTTAGAGCTTCTGTTGAGAAAGAAACAGGGTTCTATTTCCCGTTAGACAGCGTTGAAGAAGCGATGAAGGCTAATGGGTGGCGCGACAGGCGTAACAGTTGGAGATATTAACAATGGCAATCAAAAGAGGCAGTGAAGAGTTCAGTGGCTACAACAAGCCTAAAGCGACACCCGATCATCCAACAAAGAGTCATGTTGTGTTGGCAAAGGATGGTGATAAGGTGAAGCTCATTCGGTTTGGACAGCAGGGTGTTAAAGGCTCTCCCGATGGTAGCAAGCGCAACGAAGCCTTCAAAGCTCGTCATGCTCAGAACATTGCAAAGGGTAAGATGAGTGCTGCTTATTGGGCTGATAAAATTAAGTGGTAAAACACTAAAGATGTTATACCTATGTACATAGTTCAGTTTTTGTTCTGCGTTGCACAAGCGTGTATGATGTTGGAGCAGCACCCGTATGTGGTGTATAAGGACAAGCAAAGCTGTGAAGCTGCAGCGCTTGTACAGGTAAAAGAGTTGATGGCTTTGTGGGATGACAAAGCTATTGAGGCTGTTGCAACTCGTTGTGTAGACAAGAGCGGCAGTATTGTTTGAGGCGTGGCCTCGTTTATTTTCAAAGGAAACATTATGGCTACGGCTAAGACAGACGCACAAAAGGTTACAGAACTTCGCAAACAAGCAATGGACAAGACATTGCCTCAAGAAGTTCGTGATATGGCTGACAAGAAGGCTAACGACATTGAAGCCAAATCTGTGGAGAAAGCTACAGGTATGAAGTTGGCTAAGGGTGGTGATGTTAAGGCTAAGATGGCTGCTACCAACAAAGCTAAGAAACCAGCAGGTAAAGCTGGTGTTGCCATTGTCATTGCTCCTATGAAGAAGATGAACAAAGGTGGTATGGTAAAAAAGGGTAAATGCTGACATGGCTACTAAACAGACTAAGAAGCAAACAGCCAAAGTTGCTAAGGTGATGGGAGAGTTCAAAGAAGGCTCTCTGCACAGTGGCAAAGGTGGTAAAGTGGTGAAGAGTCCTAAGCAGGCTATAGCAATTGCTTTGTCTGAGGCTAAAGTGAAGCCTAAAAAGAAATGAGTATTACCAGCTATCCAGAACTTGTACACATTGCTAGTAGTGGCAACACTGTTAGCATTGGTGGTACAAACGTCGATGCATTTGGAAGACTACGCATCAGTAGCCCATTGACGCTGTTTGACTCATCGCATCGATTCACCGATAACAACCTTTGGGTGGATTCCATCACTGGCACAGCAGCCGCAACTTTCAATGCAAACGAAGGCTTGGTCAATCTAACGGTTGGATCTGCAAGTGGTGATCAAATTGTTCGTGAAACCATTAAAGTGTTTGCATACCAACCGGGAAAGAGTTTGTTGGTTATGTCCACGTTTGTTTTTGGTACAGCCAATGCAAACTTAAGACAGCGTATTGGTTATTTCGGTGCAGCAAATGGCATCTACTTTGAGCGAGATGGTACAACTTTGTACATGGTTGAGCGCAGTAGCGTGTCTGGTTCTGTTGTAAATACTCGTATAGCTCAGACCAATTGGAATCAAGACAAGCTTGATGGTACAGGTCGTTCTGGTATTACGCTGGATGCTACTAAGGCTCAAATCTTGTACATGGACATTGAATGGCTTGGACTTGGAACAGTTAGAACAGGATTTGTCATTGATGGTGTATTTGTTCCAGTACATAGTTTTCATCACGCCAACATCATCACTACAACATACATCACAACAGCTTCGTTGCCGTTGCGATATGAAATGACAAACAATGCAACCACTGGAGTTTCTAGTACACTCAAGCAAGTTTGCTCAACTGTTATTTCTGAAGGCGGTTATGAACTTCGTGGATCACAGCTATCGATTGGTACAGCCATTACTGCCCCTCATACATTAACTACAGCAGGTACTGACTATCCCATTGTGTCAATTCGATTGAAGTCTGCTAGGTTGGACGGCATTGTCATCATGACCGCAGTATCAATACTTGGTATCACAAACAACGCCAATTACAAATGGAAAATTATTGCTCAGGGCACTACCAACGCTGGTACTTGGGTTAGTGCTGGTGCAAACTCGTCAGTAGAATATAACATCACAGGTACTTCTTTCACTGCAGGTACAGGTAGGGTGTTGGCTTCTGGGTACTTCCAAGGGTCCAATCAAGGCTCTAGCACTATCGATATTCTTAAAGAAGCTTTGTTTGCTGCTCAGCTTGAACGCAATTTTTTAACATCTACCCCTTACGAGATCAGTCTTGTTTGTTCAGGATCAAGTAACGGTGATCAAGTTCATGCTTCAATTGATTGGGAAGAAATTTCAAGATGACAACAAAAAACAGAACAATTGGTAAAGAGCTAACAACAACAAACAGTGATGTTTATGTTGTTCCTTCTAGATACAGCGCACAAATTACAAGCGTTGTTATTACAAATATGTTGTCATTTCCTGTTACGTTTTCACTAGATTGGTATGATGTTACTTCTTCAACATATTACACCATTGCAGAGAAAACACCACTTGTTGCAAATGGTATTGTACAAATCACAGACGGTTTCTTTCTGCAGGCTGGTGACAGCTTCAGAGGACTAGCTAGTGATAACAGTGCTGTCACCGTCACAATCCGAACAGAAGAAGATTACTCAGTAGTTGTATAACGAAATGACATATGGCAAAAGAACTTACAGATCAACATAAGCGTTTCCTTGAGGTGTTGTTCGCTGAAGCTGGCGGCAACATCAGTCACGCCATGCGTATGGCAGGTTTCTCTGAAGGCTATAGCCGACGAAGCCTGACCAACTATCTCAAAGAAGAAATCATTGAAGCTACACAGCTTTACATTGCTATGGCAGCACCAAAGGCTGCAGTGGCTATGATTGGTGCCATTGACGATCCTACAGAACTCGGATTGAAAGAGAAGATGTCTGCTGCTAAAGACTTGCTCGACCGTGCTGGTTTGGTAAAAACTGAGAAGGTGCAAGTTGAAAGCACTGGTGGCATTATGGTGTTGCCTGCTAAGGAAACTGTGGATGAGTGAGGATACCTTTGATTTTGGCTTAGGTGTTTTTGTACTACCACAGCCTACATCAAAAGAGGAGTATGTTAAGATACCAAGACTGTCCCGCACCGTTCCATTTGGTTATGTTGTAGACAGTGAAGACGATGGATGGTTGCAACCTGTAGCGCTTGAGCTAGATGCTTTGGAAAAAGCTAAGAAGTATTTAAAGCAGTATAGCTCTAGGCAAGTGGCAGCATGGCTCACCAATGTAACTGGTAGAGAGATTAGTCATGTTGGTTTATTGAAACGTATAAAGAATGAACAGTCCCACAAAAGGAAATCCTCTACTTATCGAAAGCTTGCCGAAGGGTACGAAAAAGCCCTTAAGAAAGCGCAAGAGTACGAAGAAAGACTCGGAACAAAAGACGGAAGCTTCTTCGATAGTGATCGATTCGTCCAACTTAGACAACACTTCACAGCCAAGTCCGATTGAAGTTGTTGAGCCTGTGCGGGACAACGTCATATTTAGACCCAACCCCGGCCCACAAACAAACTTCCTAGCTGCTTCAGAACGAGAAGTGTTGTATGGTGGTGCTGCGGGTGGCGGTAAAAGCTATGCCATTCTTGCAGATCCTCTGCGTTACATTGCACACCCACAGTTTTCTGGACTAATTCTTCGACACACTACAGAGGAATTGCGAGAACTGATTTGGAAATCGCAGGAGATGTATCCAAAAATCTACCCCGGCATCAAGTGGAGTGAGCGAAAGATGCAATGGCAGCATCCAAGTGGGGGTAAGTTGTGGATGTCCTACCTTGACCGTGACGAAGATGTCATGCGTTATCAGGGTTTGTCGTTCTCCTACATCGCTTGGGACGAGCTAACACAGTGGCCTACCCCATTTGCGTACAACTATATGCGTTCTCGTCTGCGTACAGCAGCGCCAGATCTGCCTGTGTTCATGAGAGCCACCACCAACCCCGGTGGTCCCGGTCATCAATGGGTTAGAAAGATGTTCATTGTGCCTGCAGCACCCGGTAAAAGCTTCTGGGCTACCGATGTTGAGACAGGTGACATGCTGACATACCCTAAAGGGCACAGCAAAGAGGGACAGCCGCTGTTCAAACGCAAGTTCATCTCGGCTAAACTGGCAGACAACCCCTATTTGGCTGAGTCTGGTGACTACGAAACCATGTTGTTGTCTCTACCAGAGCACCAACGTAAGCAATTGCTTGAAGGCAACTGGGATATTGCAGAGGGTGCAGCGTTTTCTGAGTTCAATAGGGCTATTCACGTTGTAGAACCCTACACAATCCCTAGTAGTTGGCCCAGATTCAGGGCTTGTGACTACGGATATGGTAGCTTCAGCGCTGTATTGTGGTTTGCTGTGGCTCCAGATGATAGTTTGGTGGTGTATAGGGAGCTTTATGTCAGCAAAGTGCTGGCAGAAGACCTTGCTGTCATGGTTATGCAGGCTGAAGACGGGGAAAAGATTCGTTATGGGGTGCTGGATAGCTCATGCTGGCACAAACGTGGCGATACAGGACCGTCTATTGCTGAGCGGATGATAATGAAGGGTTGTCGTTGGCGACCTGCTGACCGTTCTGCTGGTAGTCGCATCGCTGGTAAGAACGAAATACATCGTCGTCTGCAGATTGATACCTATACAGAGCAGCCACGCATTGTATTTTTCAATACCTGTACACAAATCATTGCCGATCTTCCTACATTGCCTATCGATAAGACCAATTTGGAAGACATCAATACTAAAGTAAGCAACGATCACACCTATGATGCGTTGCGTTATGGCGTAATGTCACGCCCACGTAGCGGTCTTTTTGACTTCGATCCTATGTCACAGAGGACAGGTAAGGTCGTAGCAGATGAAGTATTTGGTTATTAAATCGCTACATGTTATACCTTTCTTCATAATTTGGAACACTTATGGCACTTATTGACAAACCATCCAACGATAAAACACTGGCTCTTGATGACTCTCCGAAGGATGAGGACAACTTTGCCGCTGGTGATTTGATCAGCTTCATTGAAAAACGCTACGTCAAATCTGAAGAATCTCGTCGTACCGATGAAGAAAGATGGCTTCGTGCCTATCGCAACTATCGTGGCATCTATGGTCCTGATATTAAGTTTACTGAGACTGAAAAGAGCCGTGTATTTGTGAAGGTGACAAAGACTAAGACGCTGGCTGCGTATGGTCAAATCACAGATGTGTTGTTTTCTAACAACAAATTCCCTTTGAGTATTGATCCATCTGTGTTGCCTGAAGGTGTGGCAGAGTCTGTTCATTTCGATCCTAAAGGCGCTCCTGCATCTATTCCGTTTGGTGAAGAAGGTGCTGCTTCTATCGGTAATGACTTTGACTTGGACAAGCTTGAAGAAATGCTTGGTGCTTTGAAGGGTGACCTGAAAGACATTCCCGGTTTGAAAGATGGTCCCGGCACTACACCAAGCGCTGTGACGTTCAGTCCCGCTATGGTTGCTGCCAAGAAGATGGAAAAGAAAATCCATGACCAGCTTGATGAGAGCGGTGCAAGTAAACATCTCCGTGCTTCCGCATTTGAGATGGCACTGTTTGGCACAGGTGTGATGAAGGGTCCGTTTGCAATCAACAAAGAATACCCAAACTGGACAGAAGACGGTGAATACAAGCCAACAATTAAAACTGTACCAGAAGCGTCACATGTTTCTATCTGGAACTTCTATTGGGACCCTGACGCAAACAACACAGAAGAGTGCCAGTATATTATTGAGCGACACAAGATGTCGCGCACACAGCTTCGTGCTCTGAAGCGCCGTCCTCATTTCCGTAAGAACGTTATTGACCAGCTTATTGAACAAGGCGAAGGCTATGTTAAAAAGTATTGGGAAGATGACTTGCGTGACTACGCTCCCAACTTTGCTGTCGAGCGCTTTGAAGTGTTGGAGTATTGGGGCAACGTCGATATTAAATTGCTTGAGGAAAACGAAATTGAAATTCCAGAAGAGTTTCAAGATGGTGATGAACTTCAGGCAAACATTTGGTATTGCAATGGCAAAATTATTCGACTGGTGTTGAATCCTTTCAAGCCTTCAAAGATTCCTTACTATGCTGTTCCATACGAACTCAACCCATACAGCTTGGCTGGTGTTGGTGTTGGTGAGAACATGGACGACACACAAACATTGATGAACGGCTTCATGCGTATGGCTGTGGACAACGCTGTGTTGTCGGGCAACCTTGTCTTTGAAGTTGATGAAACCAACCTTGTCCCCGGTCAAGATATGTCTGTCTATCCCGGCAAAGTGTTTCGTCGTCAAGGCGGTGCTCCCGGTCAAAGCTTGTTCGGTACTAAGTTTCCTAACGTGTCTCAAGAGAACATGCAGTTGTTTGACAAGGCCCGTCAGCTTGCTGATGAATCGACTGGTATGCCATCGTTTGCTCACGGTCAAACTGGTGTGAGTGGTGTTGGTCGTACAGCTTCTGGCATCTCTATGCTGATGAATGCTGCTGGTGGTTCTATCAAGACCGTTATCAAGAACGTTGACGACTACTTGCTTGCTCCTCTCGGTAAAGCCTTCTTCAACTTCAACATGCAGTTTGATTTTGATCCGTCCATCCGTGGCGATCTGGAAGTCAATGCACGTGGTACAGAAAGCTTGATGGCTACTGAAGTGCGTAGTCAGCGTTTGATGCAGTTCTTGCAAATCGTTAGCAACCCTGCGTTGATGCCGTTTGCCAAGATGCCTTACATCATCCGTGAAATTGCTAAGTCGATGGATCTGGATCAGGACAAAGTTACTAACAATATGGATGAAGCTGCTCGTCAGGCTGCGTTGATGGGGCCATCTGCTGCGTCTGCTGGCGCTCCTGCTGCTGGTGCTCCACCTGTACCGGGCGCTGGTGTAGCTGATATGACTGGTGGCGGTGCTGGCAACATTGGTGTTGGTGCTGCCCCTATGCCGGGTGAACAAGGCTTTAGTGCTGCTCCTCAACCACCAATGGGTGCTTAAAAAATGAGCAAACCTTTTCTTCCTAAGCTTAAAGGAATGCTCAATAGCCCTCATCTGTGGGACGCTTTTGTTGAGAAGCTCGACTATGACATTGAGCAACAACAACGAAAGCTTGAGCAAGCTACCGAATTACATGAGATGTTTAAGGCACAGGGTGCCATTGCTGCATTGCGCCAGCTTAAGTATTTGAAAGAAGAAATCAATCATGCAAACTGATATGAACAAACTGTTCGCTGAAGGCGGTGTCATGCAAGAGGGTGGTACTGTTGATCCAGTATCTGGTAACGAAGTGCCGCCCGGTGCAATGAAAGAAGAAGTAAGGGACGACATTGATGCAAAGCTCAGCGAAGGCGAGGTTGTTTTCTCTGCCGATGTGGTTCGCTACATTGGTTTGGAAACACTGATGAAGCTTCGTGACAAAGCCAAGATGGGTTTGAAGAGGATGGAAGAGATTGGTCAGATGGGTAACGCCGACTCTGTTCCTGATGCTGAAGCCCTGCACAGCGGTGAAGACGAAATGGATGATGAAATTTTCTCGTCCGAGATTGATTCTATCCTTGGTGAAGACGAAGGCGAAGAGAAAGAGTATGCTGCTGGTGGTTATGTTGCACCAACGTCTGCTCAGATCAGTGGTCAAAACCAACAAGCAACAAACGACTTGGCTGCTTCGGGTACAACAACTCAGTATGCTGACGCACCTCTTAAAGGTTTTGAAATGGTGGCAATGGTTAATGACGCTGGTCAAACCATCTATATTCCATTCATTGATGGTGTTCCTCAGTTGTCTGTACCAGAAGGCTACAAAGTTAAGAAGACAATTGATACCACTACTCCTCCTACCGATGCTACACAACCAACAACTCCTGCACAGGGCGGGGCTGGTTCTGGCAACACTGGTAGTGATAGCGGTAATACAGGATTGACCAAAGAACAAGAAGCCACCTTCGACTTTATGAATACTCCCGAAGGGGCTTCGTATAAAGAAGCATACGGTAAGGCAAACAACGGTTTGATTGGCAGTGTTCTTGGGTTTGTTATTCCGGGACTTAATCAGATATTGGACGTACCGAAGAATCCGATTGAACAGTTCCGAACTGCAAACAATATTTTCAAAGAAGCAACCGAAGCATCAAAGACTACACGTGGAGTAGAAGGTACAACGCGAGCAATGAATGACGGATTTGGTCAAACTTACGGCACAACTGGTGCTGGCTCTGCTGTTGGTATTGGTGTTGGTAGTACAACTGGTATCAACGCAATGGACGCAGAGAGCGATGCTGCCTCTGCCCGAGCCGCTGCCGCTGCCGATACTGGTGGTAGTGGTTACGGTACAACTGGCGCTGGTGCTGCTTCTGGTGTTGGTGTTGGTAGCACTGAAGGTATCAACTCAATGGATGCAATGAGCGATGCTGCTGCTAGTAACAACACTACCGACACTAGCCCCAGCACTACTGATACTACTACTACTACCGATACTGGCCCCAGCACTAGCGACACTAGCACTAGCGATACCACTGGAGATTATCGTGGTGGCTTTATTACCCGTAAGAATCCAAAGTCGAAGATTGCAAAACAAAAAGGCTTAGCTTCTCGTAAGTAATGTAGTACACTATGAATACCAGAGTCTGTGGTGGGCAGACTGGTACTTAACAATACCCACCATCATTGGCTACCTGACTCCGAGACAGTTGTCTCCTACAGTGCAGCCCCAACTTAAAAGGTAAATATGACTGAAGTAGTCTTGGAACAAAAGTCGCAACCAACTGCGCTTGCACCATTTGGTAAACGCAATGCGAACCGCGAACGTATTGAACGTGAAGAAGAAGAGTTGAAACAACTCATTGATAAAAAAGAAGAGAAACCTGCAGCTTCTGAAGAAAATGTTGACGACGATAGTGATTTGTCAGCAGAAGAGAAGAGTTTTAAGAAACGCTATGGTGACCTTCGTCGTCATTCACAGCAACAACAATTGGCCCTGCAGAAACAGATTGATGAACTGCGTACACAGCTAACTCAGTCTACCGAGAAACAAATCAAGCTTCCAACAAGTGAAGACGATTTGGCTAAGTGGGCACAGACTTATCCCGATGTGGCAAAGATTGTAGAGACAATCGCCATTAAGAAAGCTAAAGAGCAAACTGCTTCAATTGAAGAGCGCTTTAAGGCATTGGATGAACAAGAGAAGCTAACCGCACGTGAGAAGGCAGAGTTGGAATTGATGAAGATTCATCCAGACTTTGACACTATCCGTGATACAGATGACTTCCATAACTGGGCAGAAGAGCAACCTAAGTGGGTGCAACAGGCTTTATACGAGAATGATACAGACGCTCGTGCTGCTGCTCGTGCCATTGATCTTTATAAGGTTGATCGCAATATCGGCAAAGCGAAAGCGAAGAAGGAAGATACTTCTGCTGCACAGGGAATCCGTACTCGTTCAGAGAGATCTGCTCCAAGCGGACAAGATACTGAAGGTGTAGTGTACGAGTCACAGGTGGCTAAAATGTCTAGCCGACAGTATGAAGCTAACGAAGAAGCCATCAACAAAGCTATGGCATCTGGTAAGTTTGTATACGATCTGAGCGGCAACGCACGATAACAGTTGACACGGACAGAAAAAGTCTGGTATAACTTTTAACAAGAACAACAACGACTTATATTACTTGTCTTGTTGTTCTTGTTTAGATTGCCATTGTTTCTTTGAGTATTGCCGATGCTTGCAACATCCAACCAATGCTAGTCCAGAACAATGGTGAAATAAGACGGTGCATTGTCATCGTCATCAGTAACACAAAACAATAAACTGTCAGATATACCTGATGTTTTATTAGCCCATTGCCTTCCGTTGGGCACTTCGGAAGACTAATGTACCTGATAAAGTCAGCCTCTGTAGTTGTGTTGAGTGTATTTAATTATATGCCAATATATCTATAGGAGATTTTAAAATGGCTTTTCCCTCAGCAGTAGGTCACGGTAACCTGCCCAATGGTAATTTCAGCGCTGTAATCTACAGCAAAAAAGTACAACTCGCTTTCCGCAAATCGTCGGTGGTTGAAGACATCACCAACAACGATTACTTCGGTGAGATCGCTCAGATGGGCGACAGCGTTAAGATCATCAAAGAGCCAGAAGTTTCTGTGCAAGCTTACAAGCGTGGCACTCAAATCACTGCTCAAGATCTGGACGACGAGGACTTCACTCTGGTTGTTGATCAAGCAAACTTCTTTGCTTTCAAGATCGACGACATTGAAGCTGCTCACTCGCATGTGAACTTCATGCAAATGGCTACTGACCGCGCCGCCTATCGCTTGCGTGACCAGTATGACCAAGACGTGCTGGGCTATTTGTCCGGTTACACTCAGTCCGCTCTGCATGCCGCCGCTGACACCGCTCGTACCTCTTTCCCCGGTACTAAAGCTGTTGCCACCGCTGGTTCTGACGAACTGTTGTCTAGCATGAAGCTGATCAAGTCGAGCTTCAGCAACATCACCACTTCTTCTGCTGGTGACCACTCCATTCCTTTGGCTCCTCGCTTGCCCGGTGCAACCGCATTGCCCACTGCTACCGCTTCGCCTTTGATGGTGATCGCTCGTATGGGTCGTTTGTTGGACCAGCAATTCGTTGACAGCCAAGGTCGTTGGTTGGTCGTTGACCCAGTGTTCATCGAAATGTTGAAAGACGAAGACAGCCGTTTGTTGAATGGTGACTTCGGTGGTTCCGGTTTGCAAAACGGTTTGGTTATCAACAACTTGCACGGCTTCCGTGTGTATGTGTCGAACAACCTGCCTAAGATCGGCACTGGCCCCGGCACTTCCGGTACAGCTAACCAGAACACCAACTTCGGTGTGATCGTTGGCGGTCAAGACGCTGCTGTTGCAACTGCTCAGCAGATCAACAAGACTGAGTCTTATCGTGATCCCGACAGCTTCGCTGACATCGTTCGCGGTATGCACTTGTACGGTCGTAAGATCTTGCGTCCAGAAGCCATCGTTACTGCAAAGTATAACGTGGCCTGATGAAACAGGGGAGGCTCAAAAGGCTTCCCCGTTTTTAAATCACACACCTCAATAAAGGAAATTTAAAATGGCTATCTCTCAATCTGCACGTTACGCTCCCATTCTCGTAGAGAAGGTCGTAAGCTTGGCTGCTTCCTCTGGCACTACTGTTGGTATCTCTGTTCCTGCTGGCACTACTGTGTTGGCTGCTGGTTTTCAAAACTTCACTGTTGTTCCTGACGTTACAACCTACACCTTGGACGTTACCGATGGCACCACTGTGTTTGCTAACGACTTGAACTTTGACAACACTGCTGCTAACACCAACAAAGGTGGCGTTACTCCCGGCTTTATCGCTGCTGCTGACACCATCGACGTTGTCACTACCATCTCTGGTACTCCCGGTGTTATCACTGGCCGTGTGTGGGCTGTGGTGGTTGACTGCTCTAAGAGCGTTGAAGCTGCTACTGACGTAGACCGCGACCAATTGGCCTAATCTTTTAGGCTGACCTAAGAGGGAGGGTCTTTCGCGAGGCTCTCCCTTTTGTTGTTTTAAATATACAGGAACCATCATGGCATACGACTACATCAGTCTTGTTAATGAAGTGAATCGTCGCCTCAACGAAGTAGAACTTACATCGGGTAATTTCTCCACAGCCAAAGGTTTTTATTCTCAGATCAAAGATAGTGTAAACTCTTCCATTCGTGACATTAACCAGACACACTATGAATGGCCCTTCAATCATGAACTTGCTGAAGACACTTTAACAGCAGGTACAACTCGTTATGCTTTCCCAGCCGATGCAGGGTCGATTGACTTCGATACTTTCCGCATCAAGGAAAGCACCACTTTCGGTAATGCCACTGTCAAGCTGGGCGTTGTTGCTTACGAAGACTATTTGGAAAATGCAGTTGCTCAGGAATATGGCGACAACACTTCTAAGCGCAAGGTTCCCACTTCTGTGTTCCAAGCAACCAACTTAGAATGGGGTGTGACTCCACCTCCTGATCAGGCATATGAAATCGTTTACGAATACTACAGTGTTCCGAGCGATCTCTCTAGTTCCACAGACGTACCAACTGTTCCAGAACGATTCCGTCATGTCATCATTGATGGTGCGATGTATCACGCATACATGTTCCGTAGCAATGAACAAGCAGCCAACCTTGCCAAGAGCAAGTTTGAAGAAGGCTTGAAACGTATGCGAACAATCTTGGTCAATCGTTATACATACATGCGAGGCACTGCTATTAACCAAGTTGGTAGCGGTAGTTCTGCTTTCGGTGATCGGGTGCGCTAATGGCTGACGGACTACAAACATATCCGTTTGAGTTCCGTGGTGGACTCATCTCCAACTTGTCACCGCTTCAGCACGGTACACAAGCTCCCGGTAGCGCTCGTCTGTTGAAGAACTTTGAGCCATCTACCGATGGTGGCTATAAACGCATTGAAGGTTTTAGCAAGTATTCAAGCTCGTTTGTTCCCGCTTACGGTGAACCAAAGGTGCAGGGATCTGGACAAACTGGTACAACCCTTGTCATCTCTAACATCTACACTGCTCCCAGTGATGGATCAACATTGACCATTGCGGGTGTGACAGGTACATACACCATTGCCACAAGCGGTGTTTCGTTTAGCAGCACAAACAAAGAAGCGACATTGACGCTGACTACTTCGATGGCTTCTAGCCCAGCCGATAAAGCAGCCGTCACTTTTACAACTCACACTGGCACAATCAAAGGTGTTGTAGCGTGGAACGATACAGTGTTGTCCTATCGTAATGCTGACATTTACTCGACCGATGGCACCACGCATACTAAAATATCTAAGCCTTCATACGGCACTGTGCTGGTGAATGGTGGTTCTCAGACAGGTTCAACACTGAACGTCGATGGCTTAACTGGTACACCACAGATTGGTGATACCTTCTCTATTGCTGGTGTTCAAAAAGTATACACTGTGCTGGCTGTACCAACTGTAACCGGTGGTGCTGCTTCATTGTCTATTCATCCTGCCCTTGCTTCCAGTCCTGCAGACAACGCTGTTTTAACAATGTTGTCGTGTGACAGAAGCGCTG